TTCGCGGTCCTTGATAAAGCGATTATACCCGATATTTTCGATATCAATCGACGAACCGCCTATGATCACGTCAGACACCAGTTGCATGTCGCGGTTGAATGTCGGCATAAAGAACGACACCTGTCGACCACGGATCGCGTACAACATGGACTTGATTTCCCACAGTCGCCGCGCCTCTTCGACGTTCCAGCGCTTATTCGTGACGGGTGTCGACCGGTCTTCAGTTGACGACTGCAAAATTTCGCCTGTGTCACCGTCTATGCGCGTAATTTTCTTGCGATAGGATTCTGAAAGCGTGCTATCCATGGCGTTTTTATCGTCGATAACAACCTTGTCCAGAAACTTATTGAATGCCGTCGCATCGGCGACAAGTCGTGTCATGTCATTGTCCAGCGCAGTGAACGACACCTGCGTGGTCTGCTGCGTGGCCGGTGTACGCGCCTTCCCGATCTGCGGTCCCAGTACACCCGGCACGACCGGAATCACCAGCGCCTGACCGGCGGTATAGGCGTTCGCTATAGTGCTGGTAAATTCGATCGTCGACGGCGACGTGTTGACCGCTAAAATCTCCAGTGTGTCGACCGTGCGGTTGCCGTCTTCGTCGAAAGAAATTATCGTGGCCAGACCGCCCACGCGGAAATCCGCCCAGTCAGTCGATACCACATGCGCCGACGTGTCGCCGATCGCTACATTCTGGTCAACCAGACGCGCGTCCCACCACAACGGCACGCCGAACACGCGGCTGTGCCAGTCGAATAAAAACGCGTTCAATTGATTTCGGTCAATGTCACGCTGTGTCAGCACTTCGAAATCGATCTGCTGCCGCGGGAAAAGTCGCACGGCCAGACGCTGTTCGGTGCCGTCGGACGCCTTCATGATATCCGTCAACCATGACAGACGTTCATTGATCGCACCGGTCGGCGGGAATTCGAACAAAATTATACGCGTGCCAGTGACAGGAACCGACAGGTCTGTGACGTCAAAACCGAAATCCAGTGTACCGTCGACTGTCGGCGGTCCGTTCGGGGTAATTTCAACCTGTAGCACAAAGGACGATTGCTGCTGAATCGTTTTGGGTAGTGTCGGCAGGTTAAGGATATTAATTCCTTCGCCCGCATTATTAGTGAACGTCTGCCACACCCTGTCGTCGAATCGGAACGCGTTGTACAAATCCAGCGCCTGCTCAATATTGCTGACGATGTTTCCCAGATCAAGTCGCTGCGGCTTGACGTGAATTTTCTCGAACCAGTCGAAACCGATTCCCATTCCATCCTTCGGCGCCTTACCTAGATTCGCGTCACGATTGCCGCGGTTGCCGACTTGCTGCGTGGTATTAATGCCGACAATTGTCGGCACGCGGTTTGTTTTTCTTTCGGCGTAGCCGATCGGAAGCAGTTCGGGTGTAGGGTTCGGATTCGGTAATGGAAAATTAATCCCGATATTCACCTGCGGCACAGCCACACCCAGCCACGCGCGGGTCGATACCGCGAAGCTGATCGACTGTGTCAGTGAACCATTCAGGGTCGCCATATTACGTCGTCACTTTCTTATAGGCCAGTCCGAAATTGTAGCTTTGTTCCTGATCGAATGACAGGCCGTTGTTACCTTTGCGGGTGATCGGGAACACCACCCACGTGTCGGAACCTACCGTGATTTCCTGCGCCGGGTTGAGTCCTTCAAGATTGACCGTGCGAACATCGGGATAGTAGCCCATAAGCCGCGCATTGTCGGGTGCGGAAGGGGTATACCACTGATAAAACGGAATCGGGATCAGTGGCTTGAATCCGTTCAGTTGCGAATCTTGCGCCGACATAAAGTGTATGTTCTGGCCATCAGACCACCCGGCCGGGAAGAACTGACCCACAACCGCCGCGTCGTCGTCCGTGCTTTGATTCGACGACGCGCGAAGGTACTTAGTGCTACCTACCTGATCAGGTAAACCCTGCGCGTGAACGCCGTCTGTGCGTGTCGCGTTCGTGCTGTTAGCGCCCGACAGTGCGCCGTTGTGAATGGTCGTCAAGGGGTTGTCGATATTGGCTACCGACTGATCCCAATATTGACCGTAGGAATACATTCCGCCGACCCAGTCACCAAGTTTGATCGACTGGCCGAAACCGAAGTGTCGATAAATACCCGTGCTGATTTCAACGACCACGTGAATGTAATCGTCGTCTTCGAAGAAGTGGTAGGACGGGTACGGTCCGGCCGCCTGATTGATATGGCGATTTGCAGTGATCGAATCGTTCGTGAATTCGTAACCGGTCTGATTTGTGGGCGTTACGTCGCCGACGAACGCCTGAATCATGCCCATACCGATAGCGCTGGAATCCCACTGGGCGGCAAGCAGTGCGCTGACACCCGCCTTGCTCCAGACAGCACGATTGTTTGCCGCACTGAACAAATTCGCCGTCCATCCCGGTGTGCCGGTCAGGAACGTGTTCAATTGCGTCATAAGGTCTTCAGGATCGGTCGCAGTGCCTGTCTGGTAGCTCATCTTTATTCGTCCTTAACGGCGCCAAATTCCCACGGATCGGTCCGGTGTATATTCTGGAACACCAGATACCGCTGCGCGGGACTTACGCCCTTATCAAAAATTTCGTCTTCAGCCGTCACGCCGCCGGACGCACTGACCCAAAACGCACCGCTGATTTCACCGATCATTTGCCTGCTGGGTTCACTGAAAATTATCGTCAGCGGATACAGTGGCGTGATATCGTCGGGACTTCCCGGCGTCTGTGCAAGGAATGCCGACGGTGTCGCACCGGCCTGTGTGCCATAAAAACGCTGCCTGAACTCGCGCACAGCCGCCGTGCCGCCGTCAGTCGGCCAGTCGGCCGCGGAATACCCGACCAGTGGCCAGACACCGCGCTGGCGTTTCTCTGTGATCGTGGTCGTTCCTGAACCGTTCTTGATCGGGTACCACTGACCGTCTGCGAAACGAAGCCACATCGGCGACGTCGCACCGGAAATCGGCGTTTCGGTACCGTTACCGATCGGGTCAATGATCGTCGAGAAGTCCAGCGAATTGCTGCTGAACGGCACGGTGTTGCTGGGTGTGCTGCCCATGACCATCAGCGGGTAAGGGTATTCGTTTTCGGTCGCGAACGTGTCAAGGAACCCGGCGTGCATCCACTGGTAGGACGTGCCGGTTTTGACGACCATCATTACCCGACGTTCATTCGCCCAGAACCAGTAGGTCATGGTCGTATTCTGAAGCGGGATATAGACCGGCGGACTTGGGTCCGGCTGATTCTCGAACGTGATCGACCCCAGCGGCGAACCCGGATCACAACCCGTGAATCCGCGCAATTCCCAGCCGAAAATGCTCGACGCGGGCGTTTCATACGACCGAATGCCGAAATACAAATTCCGTGCCGGTGATCCGCCATTGCTGGCGTCACCCTGAAAAATCATTTCCGTGGTGTTCGGCGAATTCGCACCGACCGGACTGGTCGACGTGTCGCGAACCGTGATCCATGAAATCGTCGGCGATACGCCCGTGATAAAATCACGGAATGCCGTCATAAGATCAAGGTAATTATCAGCAGTGCCTGTTTGTTTTGCCATCAGCTTAGTGCCCTTCTCACTGAATCCGGGTTCAGTTGAATTACGTTCAAAATCGCTTTTTGTCCCTGCGCGCTTTCCATGGCGGCCACGATGCCGGACGGGTCCACGACATTGACAATCTGGTTGTCTACGTTCACTTCCGGCGCCGCACCGGCGGCACCCTGCCGCAGTTCACGGTTCGAAATCACCTGACCGGCTTCCCGCGGTACGAACGCTTCCACACCGCGTTCATTGACGATCGAACCCTGCCCGGCCATCAGCGGACCACCCGTCTGTCGACTGGTGAACGCGCCAGCAATCGCGCTTAACAGGCCGCCACCGCCACCGCCGCCACCACCGGCACCGCCAGTCGCTGCCCCAAATATGCCTTGTAGAATCTGCTGTGACAAGGCTTCAGCGGCCATTCTTCGCAAAGCATCGGCAAAATTCGATACCAACCCTTCCAGACCCTGATCGAACGGGTCAAACAGGAAGTCGGCGAACGACGACTGGATATTTCGCGCCGCCTGAACGCTGGCTTCTTCAAGGAAATTAGCAAGTTCGCTTGATTCGTTGGTAGCTTCCCGCAGGCGATCCTGCGCTTCGGCGACCGCACGGTTGAACGTTTCCTGCGTTATCAGACCTTCCTGAAGCAGCAGACCCAGACGGGCGACTTCCTGTCCGTACTCTTCGGTCGGAAGTAGCACAGATTCAGTGATTTGCGCCGCATCGGACAGCATGTCGTTGTACGCCTGACCTTCCGGCGTCGCGCCGCGGTAGGCTTCAGACGCTGCATTAAGCGCGGCGTTGTACTGTTCCTGCGAAATCCGGTCGGTCAGCAGCAATTCGTCGAGCTGCGACAGGGTTTCTTCGTAGGTCACCAGCGGGTCGACCTGCCGAATCACGGCTTCCGCGAGTTTGTCCAGCTCTTCGGCGAGTTTCTTCGCCTCTTCGGCCGCGTCCGGGTCGATCGTGGCCACCGGTGACGGTGCAGCGGTCAGGTCAAGTTCGCTCGCCTCTTCGAATACGCGCCGACGCTCTTCGAAGGCTTCGCGCTCATCGTCCAGAAAATCGGCGATCTGCGACCGCTCCAGCTCCAGTTCGCGTTCGATTTGCAGCCGTTCCTGCGATAACTGGTCGGCCAGTGATTCGTCGCCGAATATCAGGGCGATCGTGCCGCGAACAGAATTCGCGAACTGGTCAAATCGGTTGTCGATCGTGGTCAAGGACAATGTGCCAGCAGTCACAAACTGCGTGAAGGCAAATGTCAGTTCTTCGATCCCGGCTATATTTTCATCGATTGAACCAGACACACCTAGAAACGCCTGCGAGAGTCCGCCGGAAACGTTAATCGTTTGATCAAGTCGACCGATCAAGCGGGTAAATGAGTTACCCAACACGGTCAGGGACTGGCCGACAGTGGCATTCAACTGGCCGAATTCAGCATTCAGTACAGCCGCCTGATCCTGAAGGGCAGTAAATACCCGATCAGCGGTCAGTTCGCCTTCAGCGCCCAGCTCGCGCAGTTTGCCTATGGGGATATCAAGGCCGTCGGCGATCGCACGCGCCAGACGCGGCGTCTGTTCGAGCACGGACCGCAGTTCGTCACCACGCAGGGCACCG